GAAGCTTACCAGGGAGCCAAGGACCCCAGGATCATCACCACTTACAGGCCTGGTGTTAAGGTCGGTTACTCCGTGTACATGTACGCGCTGACTGACCAGCTTAAACAGCACCAGTTCTACGGGTTTCTCACACCCGAACAAGTGGCCGCGAGGGTCGCCAGCATTTGCGTAAGCCAACAGGATTACGTGATCGAGGGAGACTTTTCGCGCATGGATGGCCGTGTCGACGTGAACGTGAGAGAGACGTTCGAGAAAGCGCTCATCTGCAGAGCTTTCCCGAACGACAATGAGGTGCACAGACTGCACGACTTGCAATATGGCCAGACTGTAATTCTGGGGACCGGGACATACGATCAGGGTTACGCCAGGGGGTCGGGTTCGCCCGAAACCTCGGTGTTCAACACGGCCCTGACTGGCTTCGTCATGTTCTTGGCTGGACGGATGTCCGGCCTCGACAAGGATGAAGCATTCGCCTCGATCGGAATTGTCGCTGGAGACGATTCCCTTCAGGGTGGACACTCGGAACTCAGCGCAGAACGGTACAGCAAGTACTTGGAACGGGCGGCACGAGCGATGGGACAAGTTCTCACATCTGACATCAAGCGCGTCGGAGAACCGGTTCAGTTTCTGAGCAGGTACTTCGGAGGAGCTTAGGTCGGAGATCTGAACAGCATGTCCTGTCCGCTTCGCCTCCTGTCCAAGGTGCACTGCGCGGTGAACATTGGCATTGTACTGCCAGAAGACAAGTGCAGGGAGAAGGGAGAAAGCATTCTCAGCGGGGACAGCAACACGCCTATCATCGGCGACCTCGCAAGGAAGATGACCAGCGTCGGGCGACGCCTGGAAGGAGAACAGAAACGGATAATGAACAATTGGTGGACGCAGTTTGAGGACTGCTCCTGGCCGAATGTTTACGATTCGTGGATGGAGGACGTCATCGAGAAAGAAATGCCCGGGTTTGACTACACCGCTTTCGACAAGTGGTGCGAATCCGGGGATGCTCTACTAGCGCCTACGTGCTACGTAGTAACTCCCAAACCCCACACTAGAGCACTTCTGGTGGACGGAGACTTGGTCGTTCCAACCAAGTCCCAGGGAAAGAAACCGCGCAAGGCTGTGCCCGGTACTAGGAACAAATCCCGACCTCGTAAATTCAACAACACTGTTTAAACTAATAAACACTGTTTGACTGTTAAATTTTATACACTTACTACTAAATACACTGTAATGAAATCTAAGCCAACGTTTTCTGTACGACGGAAAACGCCTACGCCCAAACGTACTGTAGCACGTCGCCCTGCCACCGGTGGGGTTCAGCGTGCTGCTAATGCGCATGTTACTAGCCTTGCTAGACTTTTGGCTGATCCTTGTGGTTCTCCTTTGGTTGCTCCTCAGTATGGGGCTTCATCGGGAGGCTATCTCACGAAACTTTCGAGTTTTCTTGAGGTATCTGCAGCGGTTGCTGGGTATAGTTCAGGATACATCATCTGGTTCCCAGACTATACCGGCGACTCGTATTCCTCAGACGCCAATATGAACCTGTATCTTTTTCAGACAGGTAATTCGGCAACTAGTCCGCTTAACAATGCGTCAAATCCGTGTGGTACCGGTTCCGCTTCCAGCACCGTTGGACAAGCGATCCGGGATCCAGCTTTTGAAGTCATAAATGGTTCCG